TACGTTAGTGTATGATGGAGCATTAAGAGCCACTGTGTATGAGCCGGCATTTTTTGTTACGTTTATTTGTGCACCTGTACCAACACCACCTTGGAACACTGTTTGTACTGCTGATGCTGTACCTGTTCCTGTGAATGCTGTACCTGATACTGATGCTGTTAAAATTTCTCCACCTGTGTCAACAGATTCTACAAGTATTGTAGCGTCATTGGCTGGTGTTGCTCCACCTAAGTCTGTACCACTTACTATGATAGCATCTCCAACAGCATAATCTTGTCCTGAACCAACTTGTCCATTTGTTACTATTGAAACTGAATATGCTCCTCCTACTCTAAACACATCAAATCTTGCTAATTGTCCTGCTGGTGTGTAATTTACACCTGCTAAATTTGTATATTGTGTGATGTCACCAATTAAGTCTTGATTCAATGGAGCACTTAAAGTTAATTGATTTCCTGCCACGTTTATAATTGTTACAGCAAATCCATCACCTCTGTCAATCACTGAGTTTTGAATAATACCAGCGGAATCTGCCACAGTAATTTCTGTTGCACCTGCTGAGTAATCACCTGTTACAGTTGGAGATGCTAACGCACCACCTGAACCATTAACAGCAGTAATTTGTGTACCTGTTTGTATTCCTGTTCCTGTTAAAGGAGCACCTATTTCTGGTTGTACTCCTGTGTAAGGTAAAATTGTTGAACCTGATAATGTTGCCAAACTTGTTACAAAATTTCCTGAAGATCCATTTGAAGCAACACTGAATGATGGGAAACCAATTGCCGCACCTGTGTAAAAGTCTCCTTCTCTCAATTGAGTAAAGTTTGTAGAAATTGTTGTAGGATTAACTGTTCCAACTTTTGCTTTTCCATAATAAGTGAATGATGTTGTTGTAGGAACTGTGTTTACTACAAATGAACCTGCGGCTCTACTTGCTCCTGCCACAGAGTTGTCAAATCCTGTAATTGTAAAAGGTTGTCCTGCTTCAAAATTGTGTGGACCAATTGTTGTAACTGTAATTAAAGAAGAACCAATACCTTGTGTACCTGCTGAAGCATCTGATGTTACTGATGATATGTCAAAGTCTGTACCTGGTACTTCGTAAATTGATGGATAACCTCTTTGTGTTGCAATTGCTTGCCACTTCGTAGGCTGTAATCCATACTCAAAGTCAGCATCAAGCATTGACTCAGGTTGTGCAACTCTCATTCTTTCAATTGCATCTGTTCCAAAGTCATATGGACGTGTTCTTATTTCATCATCTTCAACAAAAATTTGTAATTGATCTAACGCATTATCTGTAGATGTATCAGCATTTAAAAATATAGTAGTGATTGTATCATTACCATGGAATGCTTTAGGGAAATCAGGATCAACAAACGGAGTTGGGTTTGAAGTGTCATCTGTGTATTCTCTTCTATAAGTTGCTGTTGCTCCTTTTGCCGGATCATTGAAAGTGTACAACACATTGTTTGATGTTGTGTTTGTAATCAATAATAATTCTGATAGTTCTACTCTTTCTGGAATTTTAACACTTGAAATACCGTTGTTAATTTGTGTAGGTAAATTATCTAAACCATTTGTAATTACATCTGTGATTATACCTACTAGTGCAGTTATTCTCGATGTGGCACCTGCTTCTCCAGGAGTGCCTAAAATAGTTTGTTGTGTAACAACTGGTGATTGTTTTGAAGTAAAAGCAATACCTGGTATTACATAGTTGTTTATGATATTTCTAATTTCATTTTTTACTGCTAATTCAGGTTGTCTGTCACCAGTCAATACAGAAACTGTGCCAACCCAATAAGTTGATGCGTTATATCTTGACTGTTCATTACCACCATATCTTAAATCTGTTAAAAGACCATCAATGTTGTAACCCATATCTCTTTCACAAAGATATGGTTCATATGTAAAGTTAGCAAATACATAAGCCGAACTTACAAGTGCTGGTAAATTTAAAATACCGTTGTCAACAACATTGTCTATTACAGCCATGTTAGCCGCAAAATTTGTTTTACCACCTGCTTCACCATTTGAACCTGACGTATTTTGTGATATACCTTCTACGTTAATAGTGCCGTATGCTAAACCTGTGAAGATGTATAAGTCTATAATTTGTTTTGCTTTATTCCAATATGCTAATTCTGGTTCACCAGCCGCCGCTAATTGTAGAACTCCGTCTACATAATAACTTTGAGATACTGTTCTTACGTTTTCATTACCGCCATATCTCATATCAAGATATGCCGCATTAATTACTTTTTCAACATCATTTTTAATCTGTGTTGCTGTTTTTGTGTATCCAGCAAATGGTGATATATTGCCTGCGACTTGTGCCGCTACCCATGCCGCCACTTCTGCTTTAACATATTCTCTGTTGTTTAGATATCTTAATGATGCACTTGGAAATAAATCAGCCGCTGTGTCTTGTGTTATTTTATAATCTATGTAAGCATTGGATTCATCTTTTAACCATTCTTTGTTGGCATTAATTTGAGCCCATGCGTTAGGATAAAGATTTCCGCTTTGTGGTATTCCTGGTGTAAATTTGTATGTATTAATACGTTTCTTTGCCATTCTTTTCTATACTCCTAATGCTATCGATAACACTGTGGCTGTGTTATCAACATATTGCTTCTTTGTAACATCATTAGCATTACTTGGGTTACTTGAAACAGTAGCCGATGTAAAAGCCGCCTGTGCCGCCGTTGTTAATCCTAATGTAGTGTTATTTAACGTTCCTTGGGAAGAATTCAATGTTGAAAAGGTTCCATTTCTTGGTATTACAGACCCTATTGATACATTATCTACAAGACCAGTGTCAGTAGGTCTCATAGTAAGTGTGCCTCCCGCTTGTGGACTGATTGTTACATCAGCATTTGGTGTTAAACTTACATTTCCACTTGTTGATAAATTTTGTGCGTTAACATTTACGTTGTTCACAGTACCTGTTGTTGCAGGATTAATTGTGACTGTACCTGTTCCTGAAGGACTTAATCTTATTTGTGCATCTTGTCCTTCTGCTAATAAATCGCCTGTATCTAAAATTGAACTGAATACACCAGCACCAATTATACTTGGTTGAGCAACAGTTAATTGTCCATAAGGAACACCGTCTGTATCTCCGTAGTAAAGTGTATCTGGAGCATCAACAGGAACAGCATATGTTAAAGTTCCTGATTGTTTACCTTGTGCTTCTGCATCAGTCAATGTAGTAGCAACTGGAATATCTAAGTATGTGCTTGTTGCTATTGTAGAGTTTATTCTTGTTCTAATAACGTTTTGATACGTTGTAAAATTATTTGCTACACCTGGAAAGGCATATAATCTTATAGCGCCGTTGTCGTATGTGAAACTTTCACTGCCGTCTGATTCAGATGTTGCTGTTGTAATTTTATCTTCAGTTGAGCCATCTGCTCTAGCCATTCCATATATAGAATTTTCAGCACTGTATAATTCTTGAGCACCAACTGTGCCACCATTGTAAAGGAAATTTAAATCATCTTTACCATTGAACATTAAAACATTTTTACTACCCAGTGGAGTAACACTTGTCCAATTAATAATAGTTGATTGGTCTTGTACTTGATCATCTAAATCATATGTGTAAAAACTGTGATCTACTGTTTGATATTGATCAACATTTAAAAGTCCATTAAATGCGATAATATTTTTTACTGAAGCATTTTGAGAATAATTTGAATATTGTAATGCTAATTGCCCACCGTTACCGTAACCAATTATTGTGATTTCTCTTGTGTCAACATTGTCATAGTCACTTAAACTTGAAATAATTGAATCAAGTAAAGCAATATCGTCTGCTTTAGATGTTTGATAACCAATGTTCCATTGATTGTTGTAACCTTGAGGTGCTATTAAAATTTTGTCTGTGATAAAATTAACATTGGTTATACCGTTTGCTTGAGTAAATCCATCGTCATGTAATGAAATAACCACAGGAATTTTTTTGCCTTCTAATGCTGTGCCTGTTGTGTCTGGCACTACCACTTGAGCAGTTCTACTAAATCCTGACGATTGTTGTTGCCACGTTTGTGTAAAACTTATTGTACCTGTTGCTAAATTTTCACCTGATACTGTATTTGCGTGAGATAATCCTTCACTGTATAATAAACCAGGAACACTTGTATTTCCTACATCTGGTTTATAAACATTGAAAGCCAAACTGCTTGTATTCAAAACAAACGTATAAGTTGTTCCTCTTTCAACTGTGATTTGAGGATTATTTCCTGCCACAGCAGTACCTTTGTTTAAGAAAGTAAATGCACCTGCTGTTTCATTTACGTTAAAATCAGGTGCTGGTGGAATTACTGGTGGTATGTATGTGGTTGTAACGGTACGGACAGTAACATTACCATTTGTGTCAACACTAAATCCTGGTGACTTATACCCGTAATCCGTTTCAAAAGGTTTAAAAACAACTGCCATTATGCTACATCCATATTTATTATTCTGTTACCTGCGTTCCACCTACCAAAGCATTTTGCGTGGCAAAATAAGTAGCACCAAATATAATTTTTGAACCACTATATTTTTCTGTTGCACTTTTATCTGCTGGATCAATTTTAATTCTTACATATGAGTTATTAACTTCACTTGCAATCTTTATTAAATTGTTTCCTAGATTAGATCTACCATATATTGATAAACTGCTTTGATTAGGACTTGCCGCTACAAGTACTTTTAAAATTTCTTTATTGTTTGTGTCGTAATCTACACTGATTGTATATTCTGCTGTGGTGAATGTATTCACGTGCCATTGGTCAAGTATCATGCCATCTTCTACTACAGAATATGGCCCATTGTAAGACAGGTTTAACCCGTTCTTCATTAGAAGAGTATTTCTGTCTCCTTTTCCAAAAAATCTTGATACATCAAACATATAGAATAATCCTTATTATAGTGTATTTACCTATTTTAGAACTATTGTATTACTACTGTATTTTGGGTATTACTGCTTGTTTTTGCTCTGTTTAAGCATCTTTTCAACTGACTTCACTACCTTGTCTTCAGTTTGGTCTTCCATAGCCATTATTCCCTCATTCAGCCTATCGCTAAACTCATCTGATGTGATTCTAATTGGTGAATATACTCTATCTTCCGATCCAAGGTCAATAATATCTATATTTTCAGCATCAGGAAATGATGTGTTTATAGGATACGTTGAACCTATTATTACTGTGGCTGTTTTATCAAATGCATAAGCAAGGTGTTGCCCTACAGAATCACAGCCAACAAAATGATTGGTCTGTTTAATTAATGCCATCCATATTCTAATGTGAACATTCATAGGTGTAGCCACTGGTGCCGACATATGATTTTTAAATTCTAGTGGAAATTCACTCATCATCATAACGCCATACTTTTTAGATAATTTTCTTACAATGCTCCAGAGGTTTTTCAGTTCAATACTTCTACCTGTAACATCTGAAATATCAGGTTGTTTACCTTTTTCCATTTGTTTTTCAGTAATTTTCTCAGGTTGAGCACCTCTTCCAAAAGGTTGAACTACTATAATTTTATCTTTGCCTGTTTTTTCTTTTACTTCAGTAATCATTTGTCTTGCCATCAGTAATTCTTCTTTGCTTAATCTTATTGTAGGTTTAGGTAGGTCTCTTATTCCTTTATTATTAATAGCAATATCATATGCTTGAGCAAGACTACACTTTTGATTGTAATATTCCCATATTCTATAAGGCTCTGGACTAATTAATTCTCTATCTTTAAGCATTTCTTGGAACAAATTTTTGTGCCAACTGTCATATGCTCTAAAATGAAATTTAGGATGACCTTTGAATACATCTGTACCACCTTCACAAACTAAAATTGGATCTTTATCTGGGTTTTCTTCTAGGTATTTTTCTACTGCTGGAATAGAACTGATCATTCTACCTGCTCCGCCATTTAAAAATATTGCTGTCTTTTTCATTTATTTGCTACCTTTATTAATTTGTTATATTCAGGCAAGTACAAATACTCAATTTCACTGTGTATCAATGTGCGTACAGCATCTTCTAAAGTTTCAACTAACGGTTCACCACCTAAATTAAATGAAGTATTGAATATAATAGGACAATCTGTTTGTTTATGAAACTCTTTGATTAAGTCATAGTACAAAGGATTTTGTTCTCTCTTAACTGATTGTATTCTACAAGTTCCATCAACGTGAATAATACTTGGAATTTTTTCTTCTATGCCTGGTTGACAGTTTACAGCATACATCATATGTGGTGTTTCTTCCATACCACGCAAGTCAAACCATTCATGTACAAATTCATGTAGTATAGTTCCGGCAAATGGTCTGAAATATTCTCTATGTTTAACTTTGTTTACGTGGTCTTTACCATTAGGGTCTCTTGGATCATACAATATTGATCTGTTACCCAATGCTCTTGGACCGTTTTCACTTGCTCCTTGGAATATTGAAACAATATTTCTTTCAGCAATAATTTTTACAACTTCTTCGTTGGTTGCTTCTGTTAATTCTACACCATCTTGAGCACAAACATTTTGTATTTGTTCATCTGTGTATGTTCTTTTTGGACCTAAGTATAGTGTAGGTTCATCAACTTTCTTTTCTTTTGTTTGTGTTAGACTGTAATAGAACAACATTGCGGCACCCATAGCCGTTCCCGCATCATTTGAAACTGGTTCTGCGTAAAATTTTATGCCATCTTTCTTTAAACTATCTAAATAATAATAATTTGCTACACAATTTAATCCATATCCTCCTGAAAACACAACATTTTTACATCCACTCATCTGTACTGCTTTGTAAATTAAGTCTAAACATTCTTTTTGTGATTCTTTTTGTACAGCATATGCTAAATCTCTTCTATTCTGCATTTTTGTCCAATCGTCTTTGTCTTCTGATTCAGGATTTTGATCTATAAATGGATATAATCCACTGTTTACTAACGATGCATTAGGATATGTTGGCACAATTAAGTTTCTATTAGATAAAGAATAGTGTCCTTCTTTCTTAAACAATGGTGGAATAATATCATTTTCTTTTCCATAAGGAAATAATCCCATTGTCTTTCCTGCTTCAATGGCACTGAATCCACAATACTGTGTTACTGCTTCATAAACTTTTACAATTCCTGCTCTGTCTGTGAATAATGCCTGGTGTGTTTTTCCTGGCTCACCAATTGAGTCTGACGCAAAGTCTGGATAATAGGCTCCAGGACTTGCTTCGCCTGTTCCATAATGTTTGTACAGTGCGTAGATATCATTTGGATAATCACAACTAAAAATACTTTCTACTTCAAACACAGTTGTTTGTCCTGACACACTGTTATTAATTGGAATAAAAGTTCCTGCTCCGTCTACTATTACTGCTACTGCTTTATCAAATCCTGATCTATAAAAAGCACACGCGGCATGAAGTTTGTGATGAATGTGTGACAAGTCAATTACTTGAGGATGTTTTGTGTCAAATACGTGTCTATCAATTAATCCTAATTTTCTTGCTATTCCTGTGTAAACATCATCTCCTGAATAGTCTACTCTACCAGTTGATCTGTCTTCTAAACTTTGTGTGTGAGCAACAACAAGATAATCAATCTTGTCTGTGTATTTTAAAATTTCTACCATTGAAGCATATGGTCCACCGTCATATTTTCTTCTTGATAATCTTTCTTCTTCAATTGAAAATACTACTTCACCGTCTTTTAATAGACAAACACCTGCATTGTGTCCTCTGGCTATTGCGGCAATGTAACCTGTTTTGTTATATTTTTCTATGTCATCCATAATTAATCCTCTATTGGGTCACCGTTTACTGCTGATACTACATAATCTTCTATTTCAGGAGTCATTGTCATTATTTGTTCTTGTTTTCTACTAATTCTTTCATCCATTGTTATTCTAATTGGATCATATTCACGTACCATTTGTCCTAAATCTATGATGTTAAACTTATCTGATTTTGCATATGATGTGTTTTCTGGATATGTAGCGCCGAACACTACACTTGCTGGCGTATCTAAACTGTAAGCAAGGTGTTGTCCCAATGAATCACATCCTAAAAAATGGTCTGCGTGTTTTATAATTGATGCCCATTGTCTTAATTCAACTTTTTCAGGCATAGCAACTTCATCTGGAAATCCAGCATCTTTAAAATCAATTCCAAACTCTGACATTAACATAACAGCAAAATCTTTTTCCTGTAATTTTTTAATTAATCTTTTTAAATTGAAAAACTCTATACTTCTGTTTGTTTTATCTACAAAAGAACCATCAATTTGTTCTATTGCTCTGCCAAAAGGTTGTATCACAACAACTTTTTCTTTTTTAAGTTTTTCTTTTACTTGATCAACTGCTTGTCTTCCTGCTATTAATTCTTCTTTGCTTAAAACAAGTGTTGACTTAGGTAAGTCTCTTAAGCCTTTGTTGTTTATTAATAAATCAAATGCTTGAGCAATGTTACATTTTTGATTAAAATATTCATGTACTCTATAAGGCTCTGGACTTACAATGTCCATGTTGACTAATTTTGTGTGAAATAAATTTTTATGATACATATCGTAAGTTTTAGAATCCAGTGTTGGATGACCTTTCATTATGTCACACACTCCTTCTATTACTACGATAAAATTTGGATCATTTCCTTCTTCTTGATATTTTTCTAAGGCTGGAATAGCAGATATAATTCTTCCCATGCCGCCATTAAGTAAGAATGCTTTAGGTCTTTTTTGTTCTGTGCTCATTTGTACAATTACTTATAAATTTATTTTTTGTAGAATTACGATAGTGATTCTATGGTTTTATTAATGGCATATCAGGATATTTTAACTTCCAGTGTTTTACGTGTCTAAAATTATCTCTTATGTTGATCCATTGTGCTTTACATGATTCAATTTTTTCTCTTTCATTAGGTTCATAAACTAATCTTGCCAATTCTCTTTCGCACATTTCAATATGGTCATCGATATCCTCCCATATGTCTTCATCTTTGTGTTGATGAAATCTAAATGATGGCTTTACAAATTTTCCGTCTATGTATTTCAAGTCATTGATATAGTAAATTTGATTTAAAACATGACCCCAATCATAATCCCAAATAATTGGATTGCCATCACTGTCTAGTTGTCCAACATCTTCTTCATATAAAGGCACAGGTTCATGTTCGTATGCGTTTGTCAAATAAGATGCTTCCCACGGATATTCTTTGGCATCAATAGTGATTACATAATGTCCAGGTTCAGGATAAATTTTTCTTTTTTCTAGGTCTTCTATTGTTGGTGCTCTCCACATACATTCTTTTACAATGCCTGTGTCTTCTTCAACTGCGAATTTTAGATATCTATCGCCAACGTAATATGCTGTGTGTGTTTTGTTTTGACTGAAATTATCAAGATAGGGTTCGTCAGGAATCTCCATTTCGAACTGAAATTTACTTAATTGATCTTTATGTAGTATCATAACTAGAAATACTTATTTCCAGTAACTCTGAATTGTAACTAAAAGTGATTATTGTATTTTTGGATTATGTCGCTATTAATGTTGCCGCGAGAGTTACTAATGTACCGCTTGTATCAATAGTATTTGGGCCAACTGCTGTAACTGTGCTTGTTGGATAGTTTTCCGCTCTACCAATTAATCTAATACGTGCTTGTAAGTCTGCCGCTGTTGCACTGTTATCACATACAACAGTCATTGTACCACTGTTGTCGTCTGTAGTATGATAAATTAAAGGATTAATTTCTTTGCAAATTGCTTCTACTGTTTCGTCAATAGCATCATCTTCACCTCTTAAATCAACTGCTGTACCGTTTGCAATTTTTACTAAAATTTTAAATGCAAATGCACCTGGGTAAAAAACGTTTCCTGCTGTTGATAGTCCGGATCCGCTTACTCTTGTTAAAGTTGCCATAACAAATATTATTTAAATGTTGGTGATTGTGGGAAAGGAATTTTCCAATGATCAACACCATCATATTTTGCTTCGATACCTTCTAAAGTAGTTTTGTATGCTGTGATCTCTGCTATTTCGCCATCGCTGTATACATCACTTCTTGCTAATTCTGTTGTACAAGCCGCTATTTGTTGATTAATTCCTTCTAAAAAAGATTCTCTTGTAATTCCGTGTGTTTTAAATTCTGGCATTACTATTGCGTTGTTTTCCCATTTCATTGTTTCAATGTTGTAAATTTGTGAAAGAAGACCTGTACCATCGTTCCAATAGTGTTCCCAAGTTTCTGCGTTTCCTTCAGCATCTGTTGTGCCTAAATTTTCTGTGTAATCAGCAACATCACCTGTTGTGTATTGTCTTGTGATTAATGCCGCGTGTAATGGAGCCGCATCTGCGTCTATTACTGCTGGAAGATGACCTTCCATTAAAGGACCTTCATTAGCCACCATTTCTTCTTCTGTGTCACCGTTACCGATAACATTTACGATATGACCAGTAGTAGCGTGATATTGAAATTTAATGTATCTTTCGCCGTTGTATACTGATGCTTGTTCTTTATCGTCAGAAAAATCATCAACGTATGGTTGATTTGGTATTTTAATGTTAAATGCTTTTTCTATTGCCATTTTTTTATCCTCTTACAGTTTTATTTATCAAATTACTATTAACTTGCCGGAACAAACTTGATTCTAACTCCACCAAATCCACCTCTAATTCCGTGATCTCTTACATCTGGACATGGGTTTGGTGATAGTCCGCCTGCTCCAACAGGTAGATAATTGTTACAACCTTGCATCTCATAACATCCGCAAGATCTTGTTGATCTCCAACAGTGAGCATCTGGACTACCTTGTCTTGGCGTTTTAGTTGCCAAGTTAAGTGCCGCATACCACTGAAATAATTGGTTACCTGACCATTGTGACATCGGAGTTCCATCCGATTCTTTTTGGAAAGTAATCAAAGAACCTTCTTCTGAAAATAGACCAGCCGGTGTAGCCACGTGTTGTTGGAATCTACACTTACAGTGTGGACAACAACCAAAGAAACTAGCACATGAAAACTGTCCGCAACAGTTTTTACCTGCGTCACCGCCGTATCCTAATGAACACCAGTGACCGTTACAAACGTTACATACTAGTCCACAGTTATCATTGTTGCATTTTGTGTAACAGAAACCTTGTGCTCTGTAACAACAGAACAATGAAGAACCTGTAGTACACATAGTTTTACCACCATAACCACCTCTTGAACATATACAACCATTACCGTTTGCTGATGTTACCCAACAAACTTCTGATTGCTCTGAACAACCTGAGTGACATAATGGGTGAGCATAACAACTGTGTCCTGTTTGACCAGTCATTGTATCACCTGCTTCTACTGTTATTTTTTTCTGTACGTATGCACCTGCGTTGCCTGGTAATCCATCACCACAACAACACATTCTAGCACCTGAACCACCTGCACCCCAAACTTCAATAGTTGCTGTGCCGTCTACTCTAGCAGTCCAACAAATACCATTACAAAATTTTGAGTAATTCGTGCCTGAAGTGTATGAATAAATGTATCCAGTTTCGAGATTGTTTTCAATCATCTCTGCTGGGTTTCTAGTAGTTAATAATCCTTTTAAACTTGCCATACTAATATTTATTCCTTCCTATGGTGCCGACGGCAGATCGTATTCATCTGTCGGTGACACAAACTTGATTCTCATTAAACCATGACCACCTCTGTGTGCGTGATCTCTTACTCCATCACAAGGTGTTGGACCTTGTCCGCCAATACCTGCTGGATAGAAAGTGTTACAACCTTGTTGATTGTAACAACCGCAACTTCTGTTACCTTCCCAACAACCAGTGTAAGGACCGCCTGTTGTAGGGTTACGTGTTGCTAAATTGAAACCATGTGAAGCATACATCCATCCGCCCATTCCTGACCATTGAGATCTTCCTGAGTCTGAATCCATTGTGTAATGTACTTCTCCACCTAGTGTTGAAATCATTCCTGGAGGAAATTTGTTAACTGGAACTTGTCTACAGTTACAGTTTGGTTGACATCCTCTGAAATAATGACAACTGAAACCGCCATAACAGTTAACGTCTCCGCCATAAGCAAAAGCACAGAACTGAGGACAGTTTGCTGAATCCATAAAGTTACAAACGATACCACAATATGTGCCACCGCCTTGTGTGTTACAGAAGTTTGCCGCTACCGCACAGCAGTAGATTGAAGAACCAGTTGAACACCATGTTCTTCCACCAATACCACCTTGGGCACAAATACATCCGTCACCGCCGCCGTCACCAAACCAACATACTTGAGTTGGCTCTGAACAGCCTCTAAAACATAAATCATCTGAGTTACCGCAAGATAAACCAATTTGAGCACAAATATAACAACCTTCTACCATAGTGATTGTTTTCTTCGCATAACCACCTGGGTTACCTGGAATACCTCCACCACAACAGCACATCTCTGCGCCTGAACCGCCAGCACCCCAAACTTCAATTGTTGCTGTACCATCTGATGGTGCAACAAAACATACGTGACATCTAAAGTTTGTACCTCTTGATGTACCTGGATAATACTGATAGATTCTACCTTTTTCAAGGTTAGTTTCGTTTCCTACTGAAAAATCATATTTGGTTTGAAGTAATGTTGTTAAACTTGCCATAATAAATTAACTTACGAATTTAATTCGCACTCCTCCGTGTCCACCTCTGATTGCGTGATCTCTAACACCTGGACATGGGTTAGGACCTCTTCCTCCTGTACCAATTGGCATTTGAGGAATACAACCGTCATTTTGATAACAACCACAAGCAACACCACCGTCCCAACAACTTGCCCACGGCACACCGCCTGTTGGGAATCTGCCTGAACCTAGGTTTGCTAAATGATGATAGTGGCCCATACCTGACCAGTTTTGTGTTCCATTGAAATCATCGTTTGTGTACGTAATCATTCTACCTTCTTTAGAACCCATTCCTGGGGGAGTTGGTGTATGATGATTAAACATACAAATACATGATGGGTAACAGCCAAATGCTGACACACATGACATCTTACCGCATTTATTTTCTTGTCCACCATAACCTCTAGCACACCATGAACCATCACATTGGTTACAAATTATACCACAGTTATCGTTATTTGTTCTTGTTACACAGAAACCGTTTGCTCTGTAACAACAATAAAATGATGAGTTAGTAGAACAATAAGTTACTCCACCTTTTCCACCTTCTGAACAAGCACAAGTTTCGTTACTTGCTATACAAAATCTTACTAGAGTTGCTTCTGAGCAACCTCTGAAACATAATGAGTCTGAGTTACCACAACTTTGACCTGTACATCCGCAGATGTAATCTCCTGGAGACATTGAAACTTGTTTTTTAACATAAGCGCCTGAGTTTCCAGGTAATCCAAAACCACAACAACACATTTCTGCGCCTGATCCACCTGCTCCCCAAATTTCTACTATTGCTGTTCCTGCCACTTCTGGATGAAAACAAAATCCGCACCATAATCTCGAGTAGTTAGCACCTTGAGTGTAAACGTAAATACGTCCTTTCTCTAGGTTACTTTCTTCAACCGAGACGAATGAGTCCTGTTTTGTTCCAAGTAATGATTTTAAACTAGCCATAATCTTTGTTTCTCCAAGTTAAGTAATGTAAATTTAGTATAAAAAATATTATAAAAAATTATACAGCACCTACTATCCAACCATAAGTTGGACCAGTGTAAATTAAAGTCATGATCGCACCATTTAAGTCAGCAGTTAAATCATCTGCAGAACCTTGTATTAGTGAACCATTCCTAGCAACTGTAACCGCGTTAGTTCCAAAGTTCGATGTTGCGTCAATGATTTGAATTGTGTCATTGATCAACAAAGAAGCGTTTAGAGGTAACGTGATTGTGAAAGTACCACCGGCACTATCTGCTAAGATTCTATCATTTACAACTGCTTGGTAAGTTGTACTCACTTCTCTAGTGACTACGCCAGCAGTTCCAGTTGTTGATATGTATCTTCCCATTGTTTTTGTTTCCTTTGTTATTACTATTTATATAATTTTCCTTAAAATTATGCTGTACTTGTTTCAATACCACTTACAACACAACTTACATTAGCACCACTTGATCGTGCTACCAATAATTGTCCTGTATTCAGTACTAAACCAGTTCTTTCCAGCACACCATGACTCAAAATTTCTGTTTCAAATTCAACATATTCTGAGTTATCTGGCGTCGCCGAATCTGCTACCGCTAATCTCACTGTAACTGCTTGGTTACCTCTGTTACAAAACGATACCGTCGCCACTGTAAAAGTGTCAGCAGGTGTCGTATATACAGTCGTATTAGTAGCGGCTAAAAGATCTGCTTTTCCTATTCTTCCTGAAGCCATCGTTTTTTCTCCTTTAACTATGTATTAAGTAGTTCATCGCAATCGGCACACCAGTAACTCCTTTTGTGAAGTTAGTGACGCTTTGGAAATTGATTCCTACGTTGTTACTTGTACTTATCGTATTACCTGTAATTACCACTAATCCAGCCGTAATTAAGTTAACATTGAGCGAACTAGCACCACCACCAATTTGTGAAGCGATATAAGTTCTAATTGCCCTCTGAGTCGGTACAATCGCGTCTGAATTAGCCGCCATTGTGCCATCAGTTGAGAATTCATTGATAGAAGCACTTGTTCCACCTAATGCTAAATCACCCAACTGTAATTCTTGTAGTCCTGATATGTTAAATGCATCAGCATTCAATGAAGCAATACCAGTTGCTTGTTCTACAGAGAATAAATCTCCAACTCTAAAGTTACCGTCTTGGTCTGTAGAAGTAAAGAATACTCTTCCTCCACCACCTTCAACAGTTTCATTTGCTGGAATTGGATTTTGGTTTGGTAAACCTGGATAGTTAGTTGAACTAAAGTTACCTGTACCAATATCTAAGAAGTCATGTCCTGTCAATCTAACTTGAGAATATCTTATTCTCATCTCTAAAGTCTGTCCGTGTTCTGGAGATTGAGAAACTTTCAAGTCTGGAGATATTTGTAATAGTCCTGTGAAAGGAGTTTGTGTTCCTAGTTGTTGGTTTACAGCAACAAGTTTAAAGTATTGTCCTGGTAAGTGACCAAATTCTATGTTTGAACCTGCTCTTGGAATTGAAGTTAAATTTTCAACAGCAATGTATTTGCCTGATTGATAATCATCTCTAAATCCACCAAATGTTTCTGCTGTGCCGGCACTTGCATATGCTGTGTAGCCAGTTGAATCAATTGGAGTTGTTAAATCATTATCTGCGTAAATTTCAAATGTATCTACAGTTAACACTCTTGCGTAATAGTAAACACCAGTATTCAATTCTACCATTCCTAGTATAGCATCAAATTTAACTTTGTCACCTGTGTTAAAGTTGTGTGCCGCTGACGTTGTGATTACTGCCGGTGAAGCCTGTGTAATTCCTGACACAGTTGCTTGTACACCTTGTTCTGTAATTGAAGCAGAAGCAGTTACATAATCTGTACCTCTAGCAACAAAAGTTGGTTGACCTAATACACCATCTCCAATGTATGCTTGTACTGGAGCATCTGTTGTGTTGTTAGGATCTGTAAATGATACTGTTGGTGCTGATGTGTAAGACGCACCACAGTCTAATATTTTAACATTAGAAATAACATCTCCAGTTACAACTGCTCTAGCAACTGCTTGTCTTGGAGTTGTAGAACCATCGTTTTGTGGAGCACCTATTACTACTCTTGGAGTAATTTCATAAATTGTTGTTGAATCTAATGTTGCCTCAACTGCTTTGCCACCTAATGTGTCCCAACCTGCTGAATCATCTGAGAATTTTTTAATTGTAGCAATTTTACTTGAAGAACTGTAAGTGTCAATGTAACCGTATTGTCCAGCACCTTTACCTTCAGTAACAAATAATGCCATTCCTGGATACACACCACTTGCCGCAGAATCTGCCGCCGCTAAAGTAATTTGTGTTGTTGTTCCTGTTTGTGCGGAGTTAGTTGTTGTTACATAACCTTTACCACCTAAATCTGATGGATCAGAAGCAGGAGTTTCCATTAATCTTACTTTGTAAACACCGCCTGTATTGTAAGTTGCCGCAACACCGTTTAATCCAAAACCATCACCTGATATTGTAATTGTTGCGTTAGAATATTCTCTACCAGCATTTCCAAATTCAAGAGCAAGTATTTGATCACCGTCTGTGAATACACTGTCAACTAGAGCATCTGTTGATCTGTTATTAACTTTTCCTGTTACAGGAATTTCAGTTGGGTCAACACCTTCTGCCACACAACCAAAGTCACCATAAGATGAGTTACCGTTTGTAGCACGTATTTTTCCACCTGTTTCTGCAAGGTAACCAATGTGTCCGTAGTATGAGAACACTGATACAAGTTCTGCTCTACCTAAGTTTGTAATCCAAGCACCAATACCATCTGATATTACTTGCGTAAAGTCATTTGATACCATAGAATCGTTACCACCTGCGTGTAAGTCACCATCAATTTTTTGTCCTACAGCACCAGTTCCAAACGTTGTAACGTTTTGAATGTAAGGTGATCTACCACCTAATCTAGTGATTGATTCTTCTTGTACTGCGTTTGTAGTTGCACTTACCCATCTGTGTTCGTATTGTTGTCCTCCTGGACTTGCTCCAACATTAACAGTGATTGTTGTTAAAGTTGTTGCTTCAACTAATAATTCTTTACCTGCCGCTGGGTCCGATGCTCTTGGATAATCATGATTTGAACCATGTCCGTCTTGAGCACACGTGAAACGTAAACTTGCTGTTGTGATTCTTACAGTATCACCTGGTGATATTTGGTGTGCACCAATTGTTAACACTGTTGTACCTGTCGCAGGGTCATATGTACCATTTGTTGGTGTAAATTGACCTGTTCCAGCAGTTGTGTTAGCAATCCATGTGCTTGTATCTAGTGGACCAAATCCTGGATCTAGAGAAACAAAAGCACCTGCTGATGGACGTTTTGTACCATAACTGTTTGCCGCACCCAATGAACCTGTTAGTCCTTGAACAGTGGCATTTCTTAAACCTGTAGCATTTCTCATATAGAACATATCAGAAGTTGTACTACCTGATACAGAGTTCACATACCATTTAGCACCTTTTAGTGCCATGTAGTTTCCTGTGTATTGTAAATCGTAAATGATTGAATCTACATAATCTTTAACATCGTCTTCACAGTCAGTTTGATTGAAAGTGTAACCTGGATTTGCTCTTTTCACAAATTCTGACACTTCTCTTGCCATAAAGTCTCTGTTTGCTAATAATCTTAAACGTGCATCTGTGTAACCAGCATCTGTGTTAGGAATTCTACTTCCTGCTAATGTTGGCTCAGTACCATTTGCGTTAATTTTGAAATCAATATATTTTTCAATGTTATCAACAATCGCCGCCGCCGCTGTACCAGCCGCCGCACTACCTGCCGGCACTGCTGTGTTTTGTGCGATGTTGTTTCCTGATGTTACTGAAGATATTGTAAATGTAACATTTTCACCAATTGCTGTGTCACCAGTGCTTGGATTATTAATTAATTCTGTTGAAGGAATAGTAATTGAATCACCAGCAACATAACCTTGTCCTGGAGCCGCAACTGCTAATGATAAAAGGAAACCAAATGAGTTTGTACTTATTGTGAAAGTAGCACCTGTACCTGAACCAGTTGTTGTTGAGTTAACTGTACCAGTACCTTCAATTAAATTACCACCTTGATAACCTAAACTGTTTCCAGTTGGAACTCCAACAACACCACCTGATGGTGTTACTGTAACAGCATTGTTTTGAACAACATCTGAAATAATTGCTTCTAAACGTTGTATACCTTGTAATGAATATTGAACATCACCGCTTGGTGTTAAAGCACCTGCTGGTCTGATGTTAGTTGATCTTAATTCATCTCCAACCACAGCACAATTTTGTGGAACACTCATTGGAAGTATTTCGTTGTATATTCCAGTTTTTACATTTAAAGTAATTTGTGGTGATGCTTTTGCTGGCACACCGTTTACGTTGCCGGCTGTAATAGCATCTGATGAAAGTGTCATTAAAGTTTCGATGTCAGCGGACACAGTTGATTCTGCCACTTTAGTTAAATCTGAAACTTGTAAAGTTGTACCTTGTGATGGTGTGTAAGAAGATGAATTAGCAACTACTTGTTGAGCAATGTATGCCGCTCTAACAATTGACGCCGCAGTTTCAGCCTCTTGTCCAGTAACGTATGAAGCGCCTGCTGGAGTGAAATATTGTAAAGCCGCTTTTCTTGATTCAACATTTCCACCTTTACGTAAATCATTTATTGTAGCATCAATAAGAATACCTATATCTCTTCTACATTTTGTTGCACTGTACGTAAATGAGTTTGTGAATGGTGAAATATTACCAGCAATTTGAACATTGATCCAAGCAATAACTTCGTCTTGTATGAATGCTTTGTTTCTTGTTAATAAGTTTACACCTTGTGGATTTCTTGGTCCTAAATCTATTTGATGTAGTGCGTATCTTACAGTTTTAAATGGAGCATCAAGTGTAACACCTGCATTTGGAGCCGCAGTATCTACACCACTTGGACCAACATAGTAAACTTGATCTACTTGTCCAACAAAACCCCATTCAGGTAATGTACCTGCCGCATTAACAACAAGTGCTTGTCCTGAAGCACCAATCGGTAATCTTGCTGGTCCTGAAGCACCGTAAATTAAAATATCACCTTCTGCTGATAACACATCATTTTCTGGACCACCTGATAATAATTCCCAAACAGATGTATCAACACCAGCCCCTGGTGCATAATCTGGTTGATTAATTGTTGAAGGTCCAACGTTGTTTGATGTGTGTGCTGTAACACAAATGTAAGATGTGTCTGTGTTTACTGATCCTCTTACAATGTCACCTTTGTCATAAACAGTTGCGTTGTTCCAAGTACCTTTCCAGTATAAACCTTCGTTAAGTTTATCCCAGTGTAGTACACTTGGTGGTCTGTTTCCTGTTGTGTCAGCGATAGCAATGTAAGTTGTACCACCAACTCTTACAACGTCACCTGTTTTGTAAGCCGTACCGTTGTTGTAATCACCTTTTAAACTGAAACCTGTTACAAATAAATCCCAATCAGTAGTTTCTGTTGATGGAACTTTGTTGTCATTGTTTGTAAGTGCAACATATTGATAACCTCCGTAAGTAACAATGTCACCTGGTTGGTATAATGTTGCTGAACTCCATGAATCTTCAAATTCTAATCCTGGAATAAAAATTTCCCAATTGGCTTCGTCTGCCGCCAATGATGCACCTGCTGTGTGAGCCGCAGTTGCGATCCAAAGGTTAGCACCATATTTTACAACGTCATTGACTTTGTATCTTGTTGCTGTTACCCATGCACCTAAATATTCAATACCTTTGTGTAAGTATTGCCATTTTGCTTGATCGGCTTCTAATCCTAAAGAAGCAGTTGCCGCCGAAGCGTGTCCTGTTATACAAACATAAAGTTGTCCACCATATCTTACTGTGTCGTTAGGTTTGTATCTTGTGTTTATTGCCCAAGCATTTAACCAATTGAAACCTTTAGCAAATACTTCCCACTTTGCTATATCTGTTTCTAAACCATCTGCTGTTGTTGCCGCTGATGTGTGTTCTGTAGTACAAAGATAAACTGTTGCACCATATCTAACTAAATCGTTAACTTTATATCTTGTTGAAATTGCCCAATCTGATTTGTAATCAAAACCTTCAATGAAAAGATCCCATTTAGATAAGTCGCCTTCTAAACCTACATTAACATCTACGTTTGATGTGTGACCTGTGTTACAAATATAAATGTAACCACCGTATTTTACAACATCATTTGGTTTGTATGTTGTGTTAACTCCCCAGTCACCTTTCCATTCTTGACCATCGGACATCAATGCCCAATTTGCCGCTGTTAAATCATTTTGAAATTCCGCCGCAGACGTGTGGTTTACTATACAAATATAGGTTCTACCACCATATCTTACAACATCATCAACAGAATAAAGTGCGCCTGTGTACCAAGCACCTTTCCAAACAAAACGTATTCTTCCTAATTTAAACTCAGCCATGGGTTAATATATCCTCTTATTGTAGTTATTTATCATTATGAACCATATCCGTTAGAACTGTCAATAGCACTAGCCGGATCTCCTTCATTCAATTCTGTACTTGCTACTCCACCTGTGAAAAAGTTCAATGCTAGTAATGAGCCTGAAAATCCACCATTTAAATTAGCAATTCTATCAATTTTGATTTCACCTGTTTCAGGAAATGCTTCATTGAATATTTCTCTGTTTCTTACTTTAATTTGTCCTGCTCTAAATCCTGATACATTCAAGTTAGCACCACCACCTGAAACTCTTGAACCAATATAAGTTACAATCGCTTTTTGTGTTGGTACAACATTATCTGAATTTGCCGCCATTGTTGGATCAGTTGAAAACTCTCTAATTACAACTTCTGTACCACCTAGTACAACACCACCTAGTGCTAATTCTGATAAACCTTGTAGGTTGAATAAGTCTGCGTTTAGTGTTACAATACCAGTTGCCTGTTCAACTTCAAACAATTCTCCAACACGGAAGTTACCATCTTGGTCAGTTGAAGTGTAGAATACTCTACCACCACCGTTGTTTGCTGTTTCTCTGGCAGGTTGTGCTTCATAGCCTTCTGTAAATCCTGCGTTTGTGTAAACTTGTGGATAATTTGTTGTTGTAAATCCACCTGTACCAATATCTAAGAAGTCGTGTCCAGTTAAACGTACTTGTGAGTACTGTTGTCTAATTGTCATTTCCTCTTCATGAGCCGGAGATTCATTTTCTTTTAGACTTGGTGATATTCTAAATTGTGCTGTTAAGTTAGGAGCAACACCTGAAACATTTGTTATCTGTGTAACTCTATAAATTTGATCTCCAATACCATTGATGTATAACAAGTCACCTGGTCCTGGTTCTCTAGATAAATCTTTTATTTGTACAACTTTACCAACTTGGAATTCATCTGCGAATCCATCACCGTCTACTGTTGCACTTACATTTATAAATCCTGTTCCTCTGTTTGTAAATGTAGGTTGTCCTAATACGCCATCTGCTATTCTTGGTTGTAAAGCAACATCTAATGTGTTCACATTGTCAGTAACTGTCACAGTAGGTGCAGTCGCATAACCTGAGCCTGGTTCTAAAATTTGTACTCTTGAAACTTTTCCAGCATTTGTAATTACTCTACATAAAGGTGGAGCACCTTTTTTCAACACAGTCGCATCTGACATTGTGCCTTGTTTCAACGGAACAAAATAACCACCGTTGTATCTGCCACCTATTATTCCAGTGTATGTGCCTGAAAGGTTTGTTAATTGTTTCCAACTTACAGCGTCATATGAATATGCTACTTCACCATTTCCAGTTATAGCAACAAAAGTTCCTTGTGAACTTGTAACTTTTGTGTATGGTCCTGTATGTGGAGGTGTTTCTGATTCTGTCCAAACTGTAATAGCACTTGTAGAACTTTGTGCCGCATTCGCATTTGATACAAAGAATTTATTTGCTGATGTTGAATCATCAAATGGTGAGTCTTGTACTGATGCTATAAATTTATCGCCTGTGAAAGTTAAGTGTTGTAATAGATATCTTTCACCGCCTATGTCTGCCGCTAGTTCCCATGTTGTACCACCGTCAACTGATTCCCAAGTTTGTCCAAAGTCATTACCAATAATAATTAATCCATTACCAGCCGCCGCTTTTGTAAACACTGGTGTTGATCCATCGTATGGTTCAACTTGTTGTGAAGTCCATGTGTTTCCTTCATCTCCAGATATGTATACAACACCTGTTTCTGAAACTACAACCCATTGTTGTGAAACATTTTCCCAAACAACACTTCTGAATATATCAGCACCTATGTTACCTGATATGTCACTCCAGTTAGCACCATCTTGAGATCTTGCTAACGCACCTGTGTTAGATGTTGCCATAAAGTTGTTAGCGCCACCTTCGAAACTGTTCCAGTTTTGTGTTGGTACACCATTACAAACTGTCCAACTTGTTGAATCTACTGATCTTAAACCTCTACCATTTCCTAATAACACAGTAACGTTTGTAGAAGAAACTCTTCTTGAAGCACCTAATAAGTATTCTCCATTTAATGGAATAGATGCTGTTGAGTTGCTGTAAGGTGGTTCACTAAAAGATATTCTTGGTTCAATAAAATATTTTGTTGACGGATCTAATTCCGTTTCAATAGCAAAGCCGCCTAAGAAATGTTGCCAACCTGGTGTGTTATCAAATTCTTTTTTGACTGTACAAACTTTTGTTACTTCGTTGAAAGAATCAATTATTCCGTATTGTCCTCTTCCTGTACCTTCCCAAATATAAATTCTTTGTCCAACTGTTTGTGCTGTTGTACCTTGGAATTGAGCATTTAGTTTGATTGATGTTGTGTCACCTGTGATTGCTGGTCCTGATTTACTAGTATAACCGGCACCACCTGCTGGTGTTGAGTCACCTGGACCTAAAATTCTTACTTTGTTTACAGCACCATCTCTTGTATTTTCATAATTAATTGTTGCCGCCGCACCTTGACCTGAACCTGTTATAGTTATGTTAGCAGATGAATAATTTTGTCCTGCGTGATCATAAGCGAAAGCAAATATTTCGTTTTCATCATTATATACAGCATCTACTTGGGCTTCTTGTGTTCTGTTGTTGAATTTTGCTGTGATAGGTGTTTCTGTAGGTGTTACACCTTCAGCAACAGAACCAAAATCTCCATAAGAGTTGTTTCCGTTTGTTGCTCTCGCTTTACCACCGTCAGTAGCAAGATATCCTATGTGACAGTAGTAAGTGAACACAGATACAAGTTCTGCTTTACCTTCTCCATTTACCCAGAAACCAATACCGTTATCAATTACCTGTGTAAAGTCATTGGCAACAATTGATTTGTTACCACCGTTGTGTAAATCACCGTCTACTTTTAAACCTATACATCCTGTTCCAAATGTAGATACGTTTTGTACGTAACATGATTTAGTTGTAATCCAAGCCGCCGCATCTGATGGTCCTGAACCAGGATTTAATGTAACAAAAGCACCACCTGTTGGTCTTCTTGTTCCGTATTGATTAACTGGTCCTAATGTACCTGTTAGTCCACTTAAAGACATATTTCTAATACCAGTACCATTGTTAACTCTAAACATATCGTAACCAGTTTCATAACCTGCCGCTGGTTTAACTTCTGTACTTCTTAATTCATCTCCTACAAGTGCAACATCTCTTGGCACAACGATAGGAAGTATTTCTTGATATAATCCTGTTTTAATAAAAATAGTTGCTGGTGCTCTTGCGGCTAAATCGCCGTTGATGTAATCACAAGCATACTTGATTGTTTTGAATGGTGATGCTAATTGAGTACCTCTAGTGTCTGAGTCAACTCCGTCTGGTGATACATAATAAACTTTTGGTGTTACATCAAAATCTTCCCAGAAAGGAATATTATTAGAACCAACTTTTAAAAGTTGTCCTGATTGTCCAATTCCTATTCTTAATCTTGTTGAATCTTCGTTTTGTGTTTTAATATCTCCAGGATATTCCAATACGTTTGGAGTATGACCTTGTGCTAATAAAACCCAATAAGGACCAACATTTTCTGATTCAAAATCTAACGGTGGTTTAGCATCTGATGAATTTGCTTCATGTTTTAAAATACATTTATAAAGTGTACCTGCTACTGTAACAACATCTCCTGGGAAATAAGTTGATTCACCTGTTATGTTGTTTAAATCTGTTTCTGCCCAAGGACCTTTGAAAGCATAACCTTCAACAAGTAATTGCCATGGGAATGGACTGTCTGAACCTTCATCATACACACTTCTAGTTGATGGATCTACATTCTCGTTATCTTTTACTGCTATGTATAAATCACCACCTGCTCTAACAACATCACCAGTTTTGTATGGATAGTTTTCTACAGCATTGTTAACAAGGTAAGTTGCTTGCCATTCACCTTTGAATGTGTATCCTACAACTTGTAATTCCCAAGTGTTTGTTGCGTCTGTAACTGCAGGTTGAACACCAATGTTACTTTGTAAAGCAACGTAAGTGTAACCTCCGTAAAGTACGACATCACCTTGTTGGTAGTATTGTGAAATACTCCATAGTTGTTCAAATTCTAAACCTGGTATCCATAGGCTGAAATTACCTTCAACCATTTGTGGATCTACTGCCCAGTGTCCTGTTGTAACTTGCCACATACCTGGAGACCATCTAACAAGTTCTCCTGCTGAATATCTTTCTCCAACAGTGTAATCTCCTCTGTATCTAATTCCTGTGAACACAGTTTCCCATTGTCCGCTGTTTGCTTCTAAACCATCAGCGGCATCGTTAGCCGTTCCGTTTACAGAAAGTGTTGCGATAGCACCTGCGTTTACAGTGTCAATGACGATTGTAGCATCATTGGCTGGAGTTGCTCCACCTAGTTGTGTTCCTAAAACTGTAAATGTTTCTGAAGCAAGATAAGTGTTACCAGCATTTGTAACTTTTATGTTGTATGTTGCTCCAGTTTTATATATAAAATATTGGAAACCGTTTCCTGATGCACCGTTGTATGTTGTTGTTGGATTTACAAATTTATTTGATGGTGCAGATCTGTGTCCTGTTGTACATCTAAATACTGTTCCACCATAGTAAACAATATCATCTGGATAATATAAAGTGTTTGATGTCCAATCACCTCTAAAGTTATCTGATCTTGAATATTGATCCCAGTAAGCCGCATTGAATTGTAATCCATCATCTGCTGAAGCAGACGTGTGTGCTGTGTTACATTTCCAAATTGAACCACCGTAAATTACAGTTTGGTCAACATTGTAAAGTGTGTTTGGTTGCCAAACAGATTGATAGTCTTCTCCACGAGCAAAGTAAACCCATTTTAATTCATCACCTAATACACCGTTGTTGGCATCCGCATTTGAAATATGTCCTTCGATACATTTGTAAATTAAACCACCAACTTTTACTAGTTCACCAATTTTGTAAAAAGTAGAAGGTGCCCAATCGCCGGTCCAACTTTGACCGTCCATCATTTGTACCCATCTTGGAATTGTGTTGTTTAAGTCGTTATAAAAGTTTGTATCAGAAGTGTGTACTTCAACACAAACAAAAACTTTCGCACCGTATCTTAATACGTCATCTTTTACATAAAGAGTGTTGGCTGACCAATCACCTCTCCATCTAAATCTTATCCTATCTATTCGAAAATCTGCCATTGATTAATTCCTATATGTATTTATTTCCTAACTACTATAAGGTTCCACATATCCTACATATGTGTGAGCCTCGTTAACTTTTAATACTAATTCTCCTTCTTTGTTCACGTAATAAAACAGGTTTCTTCCGTCCCATTTATACTGTTCGTATACTAAATTTGGATAAGTTTTTCTATGTTGTTGATCTCTGCCTTCAAAGAAATCTTCACCTCTACTCCAATTATTGTAATTTTCATCAATATTTCCTGGTCTATTCAATTGTACACCATCTTCTAGTCTTAATAAATCTGATTTCACCATGTATAATTCGCCGGCATCTGTTCTACGCAAACCATAGAAATATCTATTGTTTGCCAGTGTTTTCTGTAATTCGTCTATGCCTACGCCAAATACTTGTGCCATTTATTAACTCACTATGTTGATTGTGTTACCCATACCAGAATGAATTGTACATTGATAATACAATGTGCTTGGTGCATCCATTGGTACTGTGAATAATTGTGTTCCGTTTTTACTACCACTTACGCCTGATGTGTATGCTGAACCACCATTAGAAACTCTAATTTCAAATGGGTGACTAGCACCAGTGTTGTTCACAAACACATAAGTGTGTCCTCTCATCAAGTATAATACTGGATCATTTGTAGTAGTTGGAAATCCTGGACCACTAAATGTGTAGTCTGATGAACCATTTGAACTAATGCTCCATCTCATTGTTGGGCCGTTTTGTTTTACCCAACCTGAGCCATCATAGTACAACACATCACCTTGTGCTGGACTAGAAACTGTTACATCTGATAGATCGTTAAGAGCACTTGCTCCGCCACCTGCGTCAACAACAAATTCTAATGCTGTACCACCTGCGTTTACTTTAACAAATCTTCCACCTACACCTGTTAGTGTTGAAGGAGTGTCTGATAAATCTGTGAACGCCGCTGGAATAGTTGGCTTGTTGTTCAAGTTGTTGTAGTTTAAGAAGTATGTACTATCTAAACCATCTAATGTTCCAGCATCAGCGGCTCCGCCACCTGCTGTTGAATCATCTCCAGGTACCCATTTTGTACCATTCCATTTTAAAACTTGTCCTGAACTTGGAGCAGATGTTGTTGTATCAACGTCTGATAATTTGTCAATTGAAAATGCCGCAACAATTTCTAAACCATCGCTTGTGCCGTTCACTTGTAAAAAGCCACCTGCTAGTCCGCTGTATGATGCTGGAGTATCTGTTAAGCCAAGGAAATTAGTTACACCTGAGCCACCGCCACCACCACCGCCGGCTTGTACATCACCTGGTTTCCAAGTTTGTGCACCTGAATCATAAATTAATGCTTGTCCGTTCGTTGGTGTTGCTGTTAAGTCAACATCTGAAAACATTCCGATAGATTTATTCGCATCTGCTAGTTTTACCCAAGCACCTGCGTGAGCGTAGTAGGAGGCATTCTCACCGTGTACATGAGCAAACATTCCATGATACGTTCCTGCATCTGGTAATTCTGCTAGAGTGTTATATAAAAAAGTTATTTTGTTTGCACCTGTGGCAGTAATCAAATTATTATTGACAACTGTCAAAGTTGTGCCATTTCCAAGAGCCGTATACAACTCCTCGAAATTGTTATTCATTTTTCCACCAGCAGTCCTTAACGAGTCACCTTGACCGTCATTTGGAATAATACCAGTGTTTATAAGTTGTCGTGTCATTCGTTTTTTCCTCCTACTTTATCCTCTATCGAATGTTATTTCATTACTATCCATTAAGTAATTTGTTTTATCCAATGTAAACACAGTTGTTTCTACTATTACAGATTCATCAGTTTGTGGATATGTTATTTCTCCATCACCAACGTTACTGTTTATTCTTACAACTAGTTCGCCTTCTGAATTAATATAATAATTTAGATTAACATCGTCCCATCTAAATTGTTCGTATCTTAAATTTGGAAAAGGTTTAGCGTGGTTCAAATCTCTTCCTTCGTAAAAATCATAACCTTGATCAAAATCTTTAAAGTTGTCATCTATGTTTCCTGGATTGTTAATTGACACAGGATCGTTTGCAGACAATTGGTCAACTTTACCTATGAATAAAGTTCCTTCGTCTGTTCTTCGTAATCCATAAAAGTATCTGTCTTTGATACCATTTGCTAGATATACGCCAGTATCCTGTCCAACTGTATTTGACATCTTATGTTATCTCCACGTAACTTAACACACAATCTAATGAGTCGTTAATATTACATTTTACGTTTAAACTGTTTTGACTTGCTACAATTAATTTTTCTCCTGAGTTTAACACACGTAAACTAGAGTTTGGTGCAATCAAAACATCTTTTAC